AAAAGCTTGGGGAAGGCTTTAACGCTGAAGAATTTATGTCCGATGAAAAGAACCAGGGCTTTTTGAAAGGTGCCCACGCAAGAGGCATGACCAATGCACAGGTTCAGTATGTCGTCGAGCACGCATTAAATGAGTTTGCGCCTGATCTGCTGCAGGGCAATGCTCAACTTAATAGCGACGAGTGCATGGCTGAATTAAAAACCGTATGGGAGTCCGATGCGGAGCTGAACCAAAACCTCAAGGACGCCAGCAAATTCTTTAAAAGCCTGCCTGAAGAGATGGTGGAAACCATTGACAAGAAGTTTGGTAACGATCCGGATTTCATCAAGGTTGCAGCGTTGTTTGGCAAGGAGATGGCAGAAGATAAAGCACCAAACCCTGATGAAGTGCTTGGCGGTGAGTCAATCAGCACACTCGAAACATCAGAGGCCTACCGCAATCCGCGCCACCCTGATCACGATGCTGTCAGCAAGAAAGTCAAATTGTTCTACGAATCAAAATACGGCACTGAAGCTGTCGCCTAGTTTCCCCATGTCACAAGGAAGTGACACCTTCCCCTTTTTATTCTTCCCATTTGTTCGGGAATCCGACCACTCACCAGCGTAAAAATCCTGATCAACGGCCCACCTGGTACGTGGACACCCGATCAATAACCCTGGATTTTTACGGCAGCCGGTAACAGATCCAGTATTGCAGGCCCAGCAATGGACACCCTGAAGGCGTTGAAAATCATTAACGTTCATTGGAGATTTTCACAATGCCAGAATCAATCACAAACGCAATGGTGCGCCAGTTTGACAGCGGCCTGCACCTGGAAGCACAACAGAACGAATCGCGTCTTGTGGGCACTGTTCACGATCGCGGAATCATTACCGGCGAATCTTTCACAGCCAACACGCTGGCGGCTGTCGATGAGCTTGACGAAGACAACACGCGCCATGGCGACACTGTGTGGTCTGACATCCAGCACAACACCCGCATTGCAACGATGAAGGACTTTTTCAAAGCTTTCCCCGTTGATCGTGCGGACGAGCAAAAAATGCTGATCAATCCGGTCAGTCAGGGCTACATTCCTCGCTTGAACCAGGCGGCCAACCTTCGCAAAGATAAAATTATCTATGATGCGTTGCGCGGTAACTCCGTGAAGAAGGATGGAACCATTGTTGCTCTTCCTTCGGCACAAAAGATCGCGCACGGCTCTGCAGGTATGACCAAAGCCAAGCTGATTCAGGCGCGCAAGATATTCCGCGCGAATGAAAGCGATCAGCACAACGGCGAAGAGTTGTTCATGATTTACGACAGCGACATGCTGGAAGATATCCTGAGCGACACCACGCTTACCAGTGCCGATTACATGGCTGTCAAGATGCTGCAGGATGGTGATATCAGCTCCAAATGGATGTCATTCAACTGGATCCCTTACGAGCGCATCTATGATGATGGTTCAACCAAGTACACGATTGCTTACTGTAAGTCTGCCGCCCATTTCGGCACCGGATTTACTGAAGGCGATGTGTGCCGTCGCAAGGACAAGAAAAACACCATGCAGGCATCAATGGCATCGTCTCACGGTTGCACCCGTGTTGAAGAAGCCAAGGTTGTTGAGATCGCATTCCAATAATGAGCGGCTAGCCTCTGGAGACAGGGGCTTACCTTTGACTTAATACAGGAGCCAACACCATGGCCGAAATAGTCTCAAAACAAGCCGCCAAGATTGCGGCAAACACAAAACTTGCTCCCAATGAAGCGTACGGCAAAAAGCGCATTGTTGTGATTACCTCGCCTGATACGGCAGCCTGGGCGCAGAATGACACGATTGCTTCAGGCATTCCCTTGCCGATTGGCACACGCTTTCCTTGCAACTCATTTGTGAGTCATGCAGCGATGGGCACCAGTGTCACGCTGGATGTGGGTATCCGTAACTTTGCCACCAAGACGGCCATCGATGCGGACGGCATTGCCGCTTCTGCCGATGTGGCAGCAGCTGGGCGAACTGCACTCAACAACGGCGCATTGGTTGCCGCTGGCGTTGAGTATGTCACCACTGAGGTTTGCGAGGTGTATGCCACGCTGACCGGTGCAAACCCAACGGATGACGCGCAGATGCGCATTGAAGTGGAGTGTGTTACACCCGATTAATGCAGGACCTTTCCCGATGATTAGCCCGCTTCGGTGGGCTCTTTTTTAAGGCATCAATATGGCTAGCAAGGTTTCCATTTGTTCTAACGCTTTATTGATGCTTGGTGCACAACCCATCAACTCTTTCGATGATGCTGGCGGTTCCGGTGGTCTGGATCGTGCGCGCATCTGCGCCAATTTGTGGCCCTCTGTCAGTATGTTTATCTTGCGCAGCCATCCATGGAACTGTGCAGTTAAGCGCGTGGTACTGTCGCCAGATGTTACCGCTCCCGCGTTTGGTTATGACTATCGTTTCGCGCTGCCGGGCGACTGGCTGCGCACACTGGATATCAATGACGTTGCCTACGAAGACTTTGACCATCGCATTGAAAGCGGTTTTCTGCTGACGGATACCGCAACGCTCAAACTTCGCTATGTGTGGCAAAACACTGATGTTGGTAGCTGGGACAAAATGCTGATTCATTGCACTGAGCTCGCTATGGCTGCATCGATGGCCTATGCCATCACCAAATCAACCTCCAAAGAAGAGATGCAAACCAGAAAGCTCGAAATGGCATTACGACAGGCCAGAGCTGTTGATGGACAAGACGAATCTCCCGCCACGCTTGGCGACTTTCCTTTGCTGAACTCACGTTATTAACTACGGGTCCAGATCATGCCCCAGGGTACCGAAGCCACCATAGTACAAACGAACTTCACAGCCGGTGAAGTCTCCCCGCGTATGCTGGGGCGCGTTGATGTTGAGCGCTACAAGAATGGCGCCAAGTATATTGAAAACTGTTTACCGCTGATTCATGGAGGGTGCAAGTCAGCTCCCGGTACCAAGTTTGTCGCCAGCACCAAGTATGCCGACAAGAAAGCCCGATTGATTCGCTTTGAATTCAGTAAAACCCAAGCCCACATGCTGGAGTTTGGTCATTTGTACATGCGGGTGTTTAACCAGGACGGCTCGCAGGTCATGAGCGGCGGTAGCCCTTACGAAATTGTCACGCCATTTACGGAATCACAGCTGTTTGAAATGGAATATGTCGGCGGATCCGATACAATTTTCCTGTTTCATGAAAGCGTCTTTCCACAACGGCTACAGCGCTATGATTCTGACTATTGGGTAATTGGCAACGCGCCATTTGTTGTTGAACCCTTTGCCGAACAGGGGCGCAAACCAGCAGCAGCCTTGACCTTGTCAGCCTCTACAGTCGGCACGGGTCGCACCTTTACCGCTGGATCAGCGGTTTTTCTGCACGCCGATGTAGGCCGATCAATCAGCTATCGCGGTGGCTCTGCCGTTATTACCGGCTACACCAGCACCACGGTAGTGACCTGCACCATAGAGATGGCCTTTGAAAGCACCTCGATTGCCTCCGGTGACTGGACACTGGAAGGCTCACCCCAGCGCAGCTGCTCACCGTCCAAGCATGAACCGGTTGGCGAAGAGATCACGCTGACGCTTTCCGAGGCAGAAAAAACCATTACGGGGCTTTCCCACGATGCGACTAGCACGGTTACGGTTACTGCTAACAATCATGGCTACACAACAGGTGATTCAGTCAATATCAGCCAGGCGGTACCGGCAGCCTACAACGGCACGTACAGCATCACAGTTACGGATAGCAACAATTTTAACTATACGCTGTCGCCCGATCCCGGTACAGTATCAACACTGGGCTTGGCAAAGCGCCTGAACCAGTCCGCAGGCTGGCGCTCCGATGATGTGGGTAAGTACGTCCGCATCAATAGCGGGCTGTGTGAAATCACCAACTACGTATCCACCGCCGTTGTGCAGGCAAAGATCAAGCAGGCATTAAGTGCCGATGTTGCAGCACCTGCACTGGCATGGTCACTGGAATCCACTGTCTGGAGCAGTACGCTAGGGTATCCACGTTGTGGCACGTTCTATGAGCAGCGCCTTGTTGTTGCTGGCTCCACGTATTACCCGCATTCATTCTGGGCATCGCGCACGGGTGAATATCTTAATTTTGAGTTGGGCACCAATGACGATGACGCCATTTATTACACCCTATCAGTCAGTGAACACAACCCGATATTGCACCTTGAGAAAATCAAGCGGCAGCTTTCGGCGCTAACCTCTGGCGGCGAGTTCACTATCACGGGCGGTGTTGATAAGCCGCTCACTCCAAGCAATATCCAGATCGATGATCCAACCGATTACGGCTGCAATGATGTCCGACCGGTACGGGTGGGTAATGAGCTTTGCTACATCCAGCGGGCAGGCACAAAGCTTCGCGCGATGGCTTACCAGTTCGAAAAAGACTCCTTTGGCTCTATCGATCTCACCAAGCTTTCAGAGCACATCACCAGCCCCGGCATTGTCGATCTGGCGTATCAGCAGGAACCGGAATCCATTGTGTGGGGTGTGCGCAGTGACGGCGTCATGGTGACCATGTGCATCGATCGCGATGAAAACGTTATCTCATGGGCAAGGCAAACCACGGACGGAGAGTATGAGTCGGTCGAATCAATACCGGGTGACACTGGCGATGACACGTGGGTCGAGGTCAAGCGCACGATTAACGGCGCAACGGTTCGATATATCGAGCGTTTTGATAATGCTGTTTATAGCCTTCACAGTGCAGTAACAGGCACTAGTTCGATTGGTGCGGCAACATGGACCGGACTCGATCACCTCGAAGGTGAAACCGTGGATATAGTTGCAGACGGGGCAGTCATGCAGCAACAAGCTGTTAGCGGCGGGCAGGTCACGCTTGAACGCAGCGCTTATGCCGTACAGATCGGGCTGCCGGTAAGGCCAAGCCTGACAACGCTCAACCCTGAGCTTGTCACGCAGTCTGGCAGCTCGCAAGGCAACCGGGTCAGCGTGTCAGAAGTGACGCTTCGCGTACTGGATACGGTCGGGCTGAAGATCAACGGCACCTACAAGGATTTTCGCCGCCTTGGATCTGAACTACTCGACCAGCCTCCACCTTCCTACACGGGGGATTTATCACTGGAATTGCTGGGCATAAATACAACCTTCGAACTTTTAATTGAAGCTGACAATCCACTGCCGTTCCACGTGCTGGCGGTGATTAAAAAGCTGACGGTGAATAGCTGATGATCAGACGAGCGGAACTGAGCGATGTAGAGCATCTGGTATTGCTGGCTGCAGAGATGCACGAAGAATCGCGCTATTCAATACTGACATTCGACGCCAAAAAGATGGCAAACTTTTTTATCTGGGCGATACAAACGGATGACAATCTGGTGCTGGTCGCAGAAACCAATGGTGAAATCATCGGCGCATTTATCGGCTATGTGGTTGAGCATGTTTGCTCGCATGACAAGATCGCCGGGGATTACGCGCTGTATATTTCGCCGAGCCATCGTGGCAGCACCGCAGGCATGCGGCTTTTAAAGTCATTCACTGAATGGGCGCGAATCAAAGACGCCGTGATTATTCAGCCAGGTGTCACTACCGGCGTGCACACCGAAGCAACCGCAAAACTCTACGAAGCTGCTGGATATCGTCGCGTTGGCGTGGTGCTTGAATATGTGGGGAAAAGCTAATGTGTACAGGTTTTGAGATTGCCATGCTTGCCTCGGCTGCTGTTGGCACAACGGCAGCGGTGCGGAGCGGCCAACAACAAAAGAAATTCAACAACTATCAAGCCAAACAGGCCGAGGCAGACGCAGACGCCGAAAAAGGCGCGGCGGCTGTACGTGCTGACAGTATCCGCAAGCTTGCCCGCATGAAATCCGGAGAAGCCACGGCGCAAATGGGCGCCGCTGGTGTGGACGTTGGCGAAGGAACAGCGCTACGGATCAATGAAGACATTATTTACTCGGGTGAAATGGATGCGCTAACCGGTGTGGATGACAGTCTGGATGCAGCCAGCCGATTACGGGCGGAGGCCAAGACATTGCGCTTGCAGGGTTCACAGGCACAGACTGCAGGCTATGCCACTGCTACCAGTACAGCTCTGGCTGCAGGCTCCAATTATGGCAAGGGGTGGAAAACATCTTCGACTCCGCACGGCACACCGGAGGGTCCAAAGTGAAAATTGGCCAGCACAATTTAGGCTTTGCAACGCCAAACGTCAGCAAGGGATCTCCCAGTGGGGCGGGCATTACATCGGGCATCGATGCGATTTCACGTCTTGGGGAGATTGGGGCACAAACAGCTTCACAAATTGCCAGCAATGAACGAGCGCTGAAAGTGGCCGGGGCTGCAACCAATGCGGGCCTTGAGCTGGAAGAATACGTTTACACGATGAAGCAAAATGATCGGGATTATGGCACTCAATACGATCGCTATCAGGAAGCCGTCAAAGCCATAGACAAGCGATACCAGGAGCACTTCAAGGGTGACAATAACGGCTACGAAACGTGGAAAAATAACTTTGGCCAGATTGCGTTCAAGAAGGGCTTTGAAGTGCGCAGCCATTCATTCAGCGGCCAGATCGATCAGCACAAGGCCGGACTAACCCAGAACCTTGCCAACCTTTCAGAACTGGCCGTTTCCGGTGATGCAGAGCAGCAAGCGCTGGTTAAGGCTAAAGGGGATTTATTGATACAGGATGCGTATAACAGCGGCATTCTGACCGCTGAAGAGGGCGTGAAAGCTGGCCTACAGTTCCAGGATGATGTTGTGGGCGCCAGAGTCAGAAAGGATATTCTTGACGATCCTGACGGTGCATCCAAAAAACTGCTCGAAGGGAAATACGAAGGTTTAAGCGGCGAAAAACAAATGTTGTGGCTCGAAAAGGCAACCCGGCAATCTGAAGCGAACTTGAGAAAACAGCTTTCAGAAGAGGATCGCTTGCGACGTGAGCAGGAGCGACACGAAAAAGAAGCGCAGGAGCTTATGTCAAAAGCAGGGGATAAGTTGCTTTCCGCTGGTGAGCTAACCGAAGAGTGGATAGAGACGAATCGGGACGATATCAGCGAAGAGGATTACCGCTATTTTTACAAGCAGCTTCGAACCGATAGTGCCGGCGTGACTGATCGTAATATTTATGCTGACCTCCGTATGAGGGCGTCCAATGGCGAAGACGTGCGAGAAGAGGCGCGAACCCATCTACGCAAAGGCCAGCTGAAATCTACCGACTATGACAAGCTGGTGAGTCGTTCAGAGCAAAATATTGGTATTGCCAGTGTGCCGAACTGGTTCAAACGGGGAGAGCAATTCATAGGCCGTGCCCTGCAGGTCAGCGACATGAACCCTGATCCAGCAGCTGCACAGCGCCAAGCTTCCGCAATGGACGACTGGCAGGACTGGGCACTGAAAAACCCCGGTGCGGAAGACGGCCAGGCGCGCGATGCGTATCAGCGTATCGTCAAGGAATATGCCCTGATCGATTATGAAAACATTACATTGACCAAACCACTGCCGCGCTTTGCCGTTGGCAGCCGTCAGGCGCTCGATGTTGAATCATCCATGCAGCAAACCGTTAGCGCCTTCCAGGATGGGGTTATCGATGAGGATGAGTTCAACAAGCAGGCCGCCTTGCTCAAAGAATGGGAAGAGGCTATCAATCGCAAGAATCAAGGGGTTCAGTAAATGCCGGAAGCCAATGATGACCTAAGCAATGATTATCTGAACCAGCGCAATCTGATCGCACAACGCTCTGCCGGTGCTGAATTGCTGCAGCGCTATGGTGGTGCTGTTTCTCCCTCTGGCAAGGAAAAAGAAGCTGCCACTACTGAGGCGCCCAATGCCGCAAAAGCCGCCACGGGAGCTATGGGGGCGGTGGGCGCTGTTGTTGGCGATGTCGTAAAGGGTGCAACCGAAACACCCCGGGCGATTGTTGGCGGTGTGCGCGATGCGTATCAGGAAGCCATTGACCTGGCGAAAAGTGCAGGCGACTGGATAGAAAAGTCTCTTGATTTGCCGGTTATCAGTGTTGATGGTGATGGTGTATCGCTGGTTGATGCTGACGAGTACAAAGGCAAGCGGCTGGCAGACATGATGGAACTGCCGGACGTGGACAATCCTGAATCAGTGACCGGCAATCTGATCAAAGGGGTATCGCAGTTTCTGACCGGGTTCAAGGTCGCTGGCAAGATCCTGCCAATGGCACCGGCTGCAAGCACTGCAGGCAAGTATGGGCAAGCAGCCGTAAAAGGTGCGGTTGCTGATGCCGGTTTCTTTGATGCTCACGACCAGCGCTTATCGAACCTGATACAAAGCCAGCCAGAACTACAAAACCCGGTCACTGATTACCTTGCCGCTAAACCTGACGACAGCGAAGCGGAAGGGCGATTCAAGAACGCCATCGAGGGGCTTGGTCTGGGCGTGCTGACAGACGGCTTTTTTATGGCTATGCGCTCGATGCGAAAGGCTGCCGTAGCCAAACGCACTCAGGCCGATATTGATCGTGTTGCCGGTGGTCATGATGAGATCAGGCCAGAGATTGCAGATGATGCGCTTGATGTGCTGGGCAAGAGTGATCAGCCGCTAATCTCGCCAAATGGTCCACCCGATCGGCCACCCGCAGAGCCGCCAAAATCCTTTGGTGAGAAGCTCAAAGCGGCCAATGATGCGGAGCTATTAACGCCTGATGAAGTGCTGAAACCTGTCGATGATCCTGAAACCTTTGTTAACTTCTCCCGCATTGATTCGCCCGATGACGTGAAAGACGTCATGCAACAAATGGCCGATTCCTACAAGGGCAATATTGACCAGGCCCGCAGGGGCGAAAAAGTCTCCTTCAAAGAAATGGAGCTGAACGCGGAGCAGGTCAACGCTTTCGACACTTTGATGTCTCGCAGGGTGGGCGATCCGCTCAATGCAGAACAATCGATTGCAGCGCGCCAGCTGTGGGCATCGTCAGCAGATAAACTGGCACAGACTGCACGCTTGGCGTCTAGCAATCCATCCGAAGCCAACCTTTTTGCCTTTCGTAAAATGATGGCCGTTCACCAGTCGATTCAAAATGAAGTCGTTGCCGCCAGAACCGAAACCGCCAGAGCGCTGGCATCGTGGCGTATTCCTGCCGGCTCCGGAGCGGAGCGCTTTGCTGAAATAGACAACGCTTTGAATATGGGTGGAGGGTCAGAGCTGGCCAGAGATATGGCGCAACGCATTACCTCATTGGCTGACAAGGGCATGATCCAGGAGATGGACAAGTTTATTGAAAAGTCAGCCTGGGCTCGCTCACGTGATGCGGTGCTGGAGGCATGGATTAATGGCCTGCTGTCTGGTCCAAAGACGCACATGGTCAACATGATGTCGAACACCACTGTTCTTTTTCAGCAGATGTATGAGCGTGGCACTGCTGCCAAGATCGCTGATTTACTGGGAGATGAAACCAGCGTGCAAGTTGGTGAAGCCACTGCGCAATATTTCGGCATGGTAAGCAGCTTGAAAGATGCTTTTCGTTACGCGGGCAAATCCTTCATTACTGGCGAGTCTGGATTTGGTTTAAGTAAAATCGATCTTCCCCAGCGTGAAGCGATCAGCTCAGAAGCGTTTGGGATGTCCTCCACTGGCTTTCTGGGTAGGACGGTTGATACATTGGGTTCAGCGGTGCGTATTCCCGGCAGAGCGCTGGGGGCGGCTGATGAGTTCTTTAAAACCATCGGTTACCGCATGGAACTGAACGCACTGGCATTAAGGCAGGCCACTGCCGATGTGAATGCCGGGCTTATTCCGGCTGATCAGCTGAAATCCCGCATTGCTGACATTATCGAAAACCCGCCCTCTTCAGTTCGTTTGGCCGCGATTGATCAGGCAACCTATCAAACCTTCACCAATGCACCGGGGGAACTGACCAAAGGCCTGCAGAACATTGCCAGCAAGTACCCAATATTCAGGGTGATCATGCCGTTTGTTCGGACGCCATCGAATATTATGAAGTACAACTTTGAGCGCACGCCGCTGGCGCCACTGATGAAGCAGGTTAGAGCAGACATAGCAGCCGGTGGAGCTCGCAGGGACTTGGCGCTAGCAAGAATATCAACCGGCACAGCCATTTTGATGGTTAGTGCTGATATGGCAATGAGTGGCCAGATAACCGGTCAGGGGCCTGTAAATCAATCAGAAAGGCAAGCACTGCTTCGCACCGGTTGGCAGCCTTACAGCGTGAGGGTTGGCGATAGATATTTTGCGTATAATCGAATGGATCCGCTGGGAACAACGCTAGGCATGGCCGCTGATATGGTAGAAATTCTCAGCAATGATGATTATGGCACGGAAAAACAACGCACTGCAGAAGAGGTTGCGATAGCAATAACGATGTCTATTGCAGGTAACGCCATGAGCAAAACGTACATGAGTGGGCCGTCTGAATTTTTCGAAGTGATGGCAGATCCACAACGTTATGGTGATAGTTATTTTCAGCGTTTGGCAGGCTCAATAGTACCCACCGGAGTTGCTGAAGTAGCGCGATTTAATGATCCCTACATGCGCGAAGCGTACACGATGGTCGATGCCATGCGTAAGCGCACACCGGGGCTTTCTGATGATTTGCCAGTGCGTCGTAATCTGTGGGGTGAGCCAATCGGCTATCAATCCGGTTTGGGTGCAGGTTATGACATGGTCAGCCCGATCTACAGCAAGCAGAAAAAAGCCAGTCCGATCGATGAGGAGATTTTAAAGCACGAAATGAACGTCACCGGAGCGAACCGGAAAACCAGTTTTGACGGTGTGACTATTAATCTCGAACGCCATCCGGAGGCTTATAGTCGTTATGTCCAGCTGGCTGGAAATGAATTAAAACACCCTGCATGGAATCTGGGGGCGCGTGATTTATTGAATGAAATCGTTACCGGCAAGCATGATCTTTCACCCGTTTATGATATGCGCTCTGATGGCCCGGACGGCGGCAAAGCGGACTACATCAAGAAGATCATTAACGATTATCGAGAACTTGCCAGGGATAAAATTCTGGAAGAGTTTCCGGAGATCAAGGCAGAATACGACGACAAGAAGCAGCAAAAACGGGCGCTGAATATGCCTAACCTAATGTCTGCGAGGTAATTGCCATGCGTGAAGATCAGTATTTAAAACTCCAAGCCCTTCAGGAAGATTTGGCCGAAGTCGTCGTGCAGGAAGTTGATCCCAACAACTGGCCGGGCAGTAAAAAAACCGCCAGCGAGATGACCAAGGAAGAGCGGGGGGATCGTTACTGGTGCAAGAAGAACGCAGCGGCAACACTGACCCTGCTGAATAAAGTGATCACATTGACAGAAAGGCAAACCAGAGAGCTGCCAACTGCCAGCGCGTATGACGGTGATGATGATGGCGACCTGGATAAAGAGATCGCATCAACAGAGCGCCAAGCCATGAAGCAGCTAGAGAAGTTCCAGGCGAAGCATGGCACAACCGGAACCCACTAATGACAAGGTTTCCTTCGCTGCATTCTTTCTGATCTGGGCAAAACTCCAGGGCTGGATTGTTCCTGATATCCATATTGGTATCTGCCACTTTTTAGAGCATCGAGGAAGACTGGCTGTGCTGGAGGTT